TGAAGATATTCATGGTCTTTGTGATGACCAAGAGCCAAAGCAGCAGAACGACGAACATTTCCAGCGACAACGCATCGCCCGATTAGGTTCTCGGTGTCTACGATGTCAACGGAGGATATTTCTTCGCCAACTCTCGCAGCGTAAAGTTCTGACAGTTCCTTGTGTAGTTCTTCAAGGGGATCAGAGCCACTTGATGTGCCGCCAAAGCCATGGATAGGTGCTCCATAGGGACGTATAACAGAGTAATCAAACTTTGGAACTTTGGCACCGAAGAAGTAACCATTCAGAAGAATCTTAACAGAATCTACCCAGCCCTCACGAGAGTCTGGAATAAGGTGAACGTCATTTGTGAATTCTGGTTCTTGAACAGTCAGCGTATTCGCACCGAGAGTATCAAAGCCAACCCCAATGCCCAACATAAGAGCATCCATCATCCAAGCAAAGAGATAGCCCCCCTTGGTGTTTAGTTCTCGGGTAGAACGAAATGCACAATTGAACAGACCTGCTGCTGTGCGGGTGTTAACAAACTTCGTTCCCATCATCCATAAGCCACGACCGGGGGGCGTCCACTTAAGATTGAAGAGGCGATCAAAAGCATCCTTAGCGGTGCGCTGTGCCTTCTGGTCATTCCATTCAAGACCAAGCTTGTAGACATGCTGCTTCTGCATGTCAAACATACCCTCAATGACACGACGGCACGTCTGGTGCCATTCTTCGGTGCCAGTTGCTTCCTCATCAAACTCACTCAAGCGACGGGCATAGGTGCGCTTGAATGTTACATAACCGAGTGGACCCCAGGGGACCTCACGCTCTCTGTATTGATCAATGAATGTATCTGATAGTTTAAATCTACGAATGTGGGTTCTCATCTAATTTTTCTCCTTAATTTTTTGAATTTATCGTACTTGTTTTTTAGAATTTCTTTTTGTTCTTTCGGACCAGCGACCACAGGGGAGGCTGAAATGTTTGTTGCTGCGCCAGCAGCAACAATTGCCTTGGGCAACATCTTGATGTTAACGCTAGAAGTGTCCATAAAGAGATCGTAAACAATGCCATCGGGACCATTACGATTCTTAGCGATAAACATCTTCGCTCTATTATTTTGCTTATCTTCAATCGTGCGAGACAAAGTACAGATGAAGTCAGCGACGAAGCACTTGTTGAATGCCTCAGAGATCTGCTCCATGGTCACAACTTCTGCATTTAGACCAGAGCGGTTGGTTTGTGAGGCTGTCCAGACAGGACAGTTCATCTCATTAGATAGACCTCTTAGTTCCTCGTAGATTGACTCCAGTTCCGTTCTTTTTTCTTTCCGTACTACGACGGGTCTTAACAAATCTGCGTAGTCTACGATGATTAGACCGGGCGTTATGCCCCTCTTTATTAGACGGGCAAGGTGCGCCTTGATAGTGTTAGTCGAGGCAGACTTGGTTGGGTATTCTTTGACGATTAGAGTTCCGTCAAGATCCTTAATTTCTTCATAGATTTCATCCTTGAAATTTGTAAGATCTGAAAGAGGATACTGTGTAATGCAAGAATCATAGCGACAAGCCACAACTGTGTCCTGTAATTCTAGAGTGTAATGGATTACAGTTTTGCCTTCTTTGATCGCCTGTGAGCCAAGGTGAACAAGAGCCATAGACTTGCCTGCTCCAGTAGGGGCGATAACGACACCAAGCTCGTTTCTACCAAGCCCACCACTCGTGATGGTATCAATCTCTTTCCAACCAGTTGAGACCGGGAGTCTAAACTTTGGTTTATACCTCTCTTCAAAGTCTGCAATGAAATCATATCCAAAGTTGTTTTCTGAACCTAATTTAAGGGCGTCGTTGATTACCTTTGAGATCTCATCGAAAGAACAGGTCTGTAGAAGGTTGACAGACTTCATCATTGCTTCTTTTAACTTTTGCTTTCGGCAGAAGTCAAGAGAGGTCTCTTTGATGTAGTCTATGTCATCAGACATCTCGTTCGTATGGACTCTCGCATAGTAATCACGCACCTGCTTCTGTGTTACTTCCGACTCTCGATCTAGTTCTGTTCTGACAACAGAGATCATGGCATTTGTGGATGGGTGCTTCCCATACTTTGTTCTATACTCTACTATCTTTGCCACAAATACACGAAGATATTCAAGTTCCAAGAACTCGACATTCAGAACCTCCGTTATTTGATCTGCGAATGGGCGGTCCTCAAATATGAGTTGAACGAGCCCCTCTTGGAAGGACTTGCCGTACCTCCCAAAGTCTGCCTTGTGTTTAAGCATGCCACTCCTACGTTTTACAATACTAAATATAACACACCTAGGTCAAACGTCAAGGCGAGTTGGAACTTTTTTTTGCTCTTGACGATGCCTAACTATTTCATTGACTTGGAACCACGGCACTTCCACTTCTTTCTGGATAGCGCATTGGCGCAGGGTGGATTCTTACATTTTTTGATCTTTGCGGATCGTGCGCAGTAAGCATCACCCTTGGCTGTGCCGGGTCTTATTCGATCACCGCCACTCTTAGCTTGACCTGATTGTCCATAGGAGCGACATTTACCATCTACGCGTTTTGCAAAGCGCTTGCCCTTGGTAGGCTTACAGGCTTTCTTTTTCTTCTCACGTATAATGGCTTTATATTCTTCTTTAATTATCTTTTTAACATAGTCTTCTGTGAAATCCATGATATTTCCCTCGTTATAATTAGTCTTAGAGTTTTTCTTTCTGCTACCGTCTTCGTACCAGACCGTCCCGCCGTCTGCTTTGCGGCGATCCATAACAGCCTGTCGCTCTTTAGCTCTCTTGCGGCGGGCAACTCTATCCATGTGGTTTTTCAACTCTTCAGCTTCATCCTGAAATTCTTCTTTGTCTTTGATACCATCAAAAATTTTCTGCCGCAACTTCGTAACTTCCGGTTCGGGCATCAGAAACCTGCCACCCTGAGCGTAGGGTGCTCGGGCTTTATGTAACTTGTACGACCACTCGAACACAAGAACTTCAATAATAGATTTTGTAAATTTTGTTTCTTTTTGCATATTTCTTATAAATATCTTTTCAAGAACATCAATCGGTGTGGTGGAAAAGTTTACAAGGTATGTCTCTAGTATCGCGCGGACAGAGTTAATAAGTTCTTGCTTATCAGGATCATCCTCAGATATATTCCATAATTTATAAAAATCAGCGTTATATATTTGTCTTATAACCTCTGGTGGAAGAGGGGTTCTTGGATTTTTTTCTTTTATTAAAAGACCAAAAATAGGCTTAAAATTATATTTTTCTGGGTTTTTTAGAGACTTTTTAATGATATAATTTAGAAAGTTTGAATCATCTTTTACTCTTTGTATCGCCTTATAGCCAACACCGTAGTCTTTATCAAAAATAAGTTTCTCCAAAACGCCGCCGGGTCCATACCAGTCTTTAGTATATTCAGAAAGTTCATCAAGAATAAGTCCAGCCACTGCTTCTCGCACATCGCTAGACGGATCTTCAGCAAGTTTTTTTATGAGAGGGTAACGCATCCCATCAATTTCAGATGGGGCACCCCTCATAGCTTTAATAAATTTTAATTTATTCTCCTCTTCGTTTTCTTTAAACCAATTTTGTAAATTTTCGTTTGAAAATACTTTATTGTAAACTACTCCCTCATGTGGTCTATCTTCTGATTCACCATCAGATTCAATTCTCAATATTTTATTTAAAGTTTCGAAAGGGGTGTTCGGGTTGGCGCCGACATTAACCAAAATAGGATCATTATCAACCCCCCAATCTTCTGATTCATCAGAGAAGTTTTTATAAATAAAGTTTAAGACTTCTGGTGATGTGGTTTTTGAATCTGCTGTATTTTTAATGAATTCATTATAATCGTAGTAATGGAGTCTGCCGCTTTTCTCAAGAAAATCAAGATATTTTTTAATTTGAAACCCTGATGCCTCTCCAGAAGATACTCTTGACGCCATCGCAAGGCTAAAGGATCTAAACTTGCCAAATTTCTCTAAGGCTTTAATAAAGGTGGCATCAGAAAGGGCAGGGCTATTTATTATGTCTCTAAAAAAACTCTGTTGTATAGCCCAGTTACCTTCCTCGCCATACATTTGAAATTTTGCTTCAATTCTCTGATCCGTAATTTCATACATTCTATCTAAAACTTGTGCGCTTGGATTCGAAGACAAGATACGTTTCATAAAATCTTCTAGTTCCAATCCCTCCATGCCTCTAACGGCATTATCAAATTTGCTTGGATCGTCGGACTGAGCTATATCTAAAAATTGTTGTTTTGCGGGGTGTTCTCCAGCAACCTTGGCAGCATGTTCTTTCATTGCGCCCATTATGGGCTCATATTGACCACCCAAAACTGACTGTAGATCACTCGCTGTGTATCCCTTGTTAGCAGCATCAACAGTTATGTGACCGTGAGACCCTTCCAAATATGGCTCTCCATTAACAAAGCCAACACTAATCTTTGCGGTTGGATCTTCACGAGGATCGGTTCCTTTTTTAATCAAATAATATAATATGATATTTTCTTCGTCTCTCGCAACATAGGAAAGAAAAAGGTTTTGAGTTTTTGTCGCGGCAGTACACCAAGTGGTGCCTGCGCCAAGCTTACAAGAAGCTTGTGTGGTATGCGGCATCGCCACAATCCAGTCACCAAAGGTTCCGAGATAAGTTACTTCTTCATCTTTAATACGACGTTGTTCGCTGGATTTGGAGGCACCAAGTTCTTCTATTGTTTGTCGTAGAATAGCGGGTGTTTTGTATGCATAAATATCAGGAGACTTTCCTTTTGCTTTTAATCTCTGCTTTTGTTTGTCAAAAGCAATGACAACTCCTACAATATCTTCAACCGGCTCTCCCGCACGACGTTTGCGAATCCAATTAAGATACTGAACGTTTTTGATACCTGCGTCATAAGCAGGTTGCAGTTCAGGAAACTTTTGAATTAAGTCCTCTGCCTTACCTTCGATAAATAGCCTGTATTCTTCCGCTATGATCTTTTTAAGATTCATCCTTCTTTTCCAGATTTTGATTTCTTGCCCCATTTTCCCTTATTACCACAGGCTCCGGGTGTAGGTCTACACGAAGGGTATTTTGATCTCTTCTCTCCATCGCTGCGCCCACAAGGTGAGCACTTCTTCTTGCCTGACTTTTTATCTTTGCGGCAAGTATTGCAATCAACCCACCCCCCCTTCTTGCCGGGGGCGCCCTTGCGACCAAACCAGTCCTTAAGGCTACTTTCAGAGGAAGGCTTAGCCGTTAACTTTTTTTTTTCATTCATTACCGCCCGATACTCTTCGTGAATAATCTGAAGGAGTCGGTCATCCATTTCTATGCTCTCTTTTTTCTTTGACTTGTTGCCCCAGTTGGCAGCACCAACTTTGCGGCACTTAACAAGTGCGCCGCTGGCGTAGGCTGATGGCCATACATCGTAGCGAGCACGGACCTTGTGGTAACAAGCGTCTTTCTTACCTTCTTTCTTTTTCTTTTCGTCTAGCTCGACTTCTTCTTCGTTGAGAAAGTCTTCATCAAATTCGTAGAGTTCTTCCATTTACCACACCTCGGTAATAAATAGTGTCACTTATCATTACATTCCCTTGAAATCTTATTTAGAAATGTTTTTAGTTCTTCCCAATTCAACTCACCAAAGCCATCTTCAATCATTAGTTTTAGGAGTTCAGTCTTGTTAAAATCGCATTCAAAGTTTTCCAGGGCGTGGTCAATGACCCGTTTACCTTGAACCGAAATAAGCGGAGAGTACAATTGCATCATCTGGTAGTTATGTTCAATAAGTGTTCTTGAATCTGCGATGTTTTTATAGACTTTTAGTTTTGAGTCTATGTTCTCGCAGTAATTTATGAGTTCATCGATCATCACACTGCGGTCTTCTTTCATAAACGGAAGTTTGCTGGCAATTGTTTTCATACCAACACGATTGACACCCGGTAGATTGTCGCTGGCATCACCATCCATAGCACGAGCGAGTGCCATGTTTGTTGGGTGGACGCCCATAGATTCAATTACTGTATTCTTTGTTTCGATCTTGTCTGTGGTTGGTCTATAAACTACAGTCTCATCGTTACAAAGCTGTAGAAAGTCTTTGTCATTTGAAACGATTACCTTCTGCCAGCCATCATAGTGTCGAGAATTACAGACATAAGAAATAATATCATCTGCTTCCACCCTCTCAAGAATAAGTTGGATGATTGGCATTTGATTGAGATATTCAATTGTTCTCATTTGTTGCCAAACTTTGTTTTGTAGTTCTTCGTTCTCGGTTAGATTATGAACGGAACGATTGAGGCGTAGTGGCTTACGACCTTGCTTGTAGCCAGAGTTTAAACTCTTTCGCTTTTGAGATCCGTTCGGTCCATCCCAACAAATTACAATCTCGTTTGGCTTTGTCATTCTTACAAGTTTTTGTAGAATTTTGATAGATCCCTTGATTCCACCTATTGGTTGTCCGTGATTAGACAGACTGGGATCAACAATAAACGCCCTCAAAAACATATTGAGGGCGTCGATGATGAGTACACGCTTCATAAATTACCTCCACCCCATAACATAACAGGGAGGAGGCTGTCTGTCAAGACGTTTTGTCTACCTCATAGAAGTCTGATGCTTCACCTTCTCGCTTGTCGAACTTTTGAATCACGACTTCATCCATAAAATCATAAACATGCTGTCTAAACTCCGGGTCAGAATCCATTACCTCAACCCACTTGCTGGGTTGGAATTTCTTGGTATAGCCGTTATGTTCAAATGTATACCAAGAGCCAGCAACAGACATAAAATTCTTAAGAGCCTCAAATAAACTTTCCGTACACTGCACACCAATTGGGTCAGTTCCCCACAAGATACGAAACGCACAAGTTCTGCCTTGTGTTCCAAAGCGAGACTTCTCAAGCTTGACTTTAACCTCTGAACCAATGCGAAAGCCATTGTCATCAAGCACATAGGCTGCTTTGCTCTTGCGACCTTTAAGCCAGATACGAAGAGAATAGGCATAATGCATAGCCTTTCCGCCTGGAGTGGTGAAGGGTGTTGTCATAGCAATCTGTCTTGCCATCGGTCCCTGTGGGATGTTGGTCTTCAACTGATTAAGGACAAGGAAGGTAGCCTTCTTGTCTGCAAGTGGGATAACCAATTTTGACATCCCCTTCGCAAGAATGCGAGCCTTTACAGCCATTGAAGATTGAGGGTTGAAATCTCCCTCAACGTCAGAAACAGCAGGAGTAAATGCCAGAGAATCCCAAATAAACAATAACTGGTCATCTGTTGCTCCTAACAATTCCTCTATAGTTTCAAGTACAAACTCTACCGACTGTGCCTGGACATACATCATAGAGCCGAGGTCACACCCAGCTTTCTCTAAGAAGGATGGGTCAATCGCAGACTCAGAATCAAAGTAGATTGGAGTAATCCCCATCTTCTGGGCGTTTGCAGCGACCTGGGCAGCAATGAAAGATTTTCCGGTTGCCTCAAGCCCCGCTATCTCTGTAATCTTACTAACAGGGATACCTGCATATTTTCCCTTGCAAATAATTGAGTCAAGCCAACGCGATCCTGTCGGAATCCACTGTTTTACTGCTGTTGGATTATCTTCTCTTAGATCATGAGCAACATTAAGCCCAGCCTTCTTATTTATCATTGCCCTCATCGCACTCATGTCTATGCGACCGGCTTTAACTTCTTTCTTTGCTTTCTTCTTAGCCATTAAATTTCTTCCTTTGTTTTTGAACCTCTATGTTCATATATATTATAACACAGAGCAACCAAAGGAGCAACAAAAAACCCCCACCTTTTTACGGGTGGGGGCAACTGAAACAGAAACGCTTTTACTAGCCAGTCATCAGTTCATCAAATGCCTTATCAACACTTGACTTCTTGTTGTTGTTATATTGCTTGATCTCGCGAGACCGAGACTCGGCAGACTTGTCACCTGACAGCATGTTATTCAAGATAGCATCCACTTCTTCTGGAGAATATCGAGTGAATAGGGCATCAATGTCAGGCATGTTCTGGAGCAGCCCTGGGATTGCATCCTCATCCTTTAGGAGTGTACTGGTGTTCCGGCGCATCTTCATATTGGTTTGAGGATATGCGCCCGGCTTCTTCGGCTTCGTGTATGTAATTGTAATATCGGTGCCGTCTTCGGGATCAGTGATGTCGCCGTACTCTGGATCAAGGATATAACCAAGGAGCAATTCATATGCCGTCTTGCCGTATCCATAGACCTTGACACCTTCTGACTCAAGACCCCGAACAACCACAGGCGAGAAATAGCGGTTGCGTGCGAAGAGAGACTTTGCAAGCTTCTTTGTCTCTTCATCGTTGTTATCAGTCCCATCTCGCCATAGCTGTGAAGCAAACTCGCAGATCGGGCACTGCTCACCAAAGTTTCGTTTTGGACACATAACACCGCCTTTGTGCCCTTCAATGTTGTAGTGAAAGTGAACCTCCTTTAAAGGATCCCCATCAGCAGTTGGGACGATACGCACATCTGTATCGCCTTCATCTGGCTTAAACCAGACACTTGATTTATCATTCTTTCCGTTCCCACGAAGTGCGGAAAGCTTCTTCCGCATCAGTTCCATATTGATTCCCATAATAATCTCCTTGTTGTTGGGTATAGTATAGTAAGCGTTCCTTACCATCTTAAAGTAACACGCCGTCCAAGTCCTGTCAAGCGTATTTGTTTTGGGTTATGTTTGGAGCATTCCCTTGCTCATCTCTATTATAGCTTGCTCAGTCTCTGCTGTCAAGCATTGATTGTCCTTGAATGAAATTTGTGTGCGCCACGCAGAATCCAAAGTCCGTTTCGTAGGGCGATTCATAGATGGCATAAGTCACATTTTTGAATGCGTTTCGGGGTTTCTTCTTCAAACTCTGGACTACCTTTGAATGTAGCTTTCCATCGGTCTCAAGGCGCTTCTCTGCTATACATAAGTAGTATGCTACGTCGCGATCTTCCTCTAAATTATAGTACCATTGTTCAGAAAGTTTATCTACCGAAATGATACCAACAGAGCGGATTCTTTGCACCTCTGAAGGCTTTGAAAGGTTACCAACAATTGGTTCTGTGTGATCAAAAACATTTAGATAATGAACAGCGTAGTAGATACTCTTGTTGATTACTTCAAAGTATTTTTTTATTGGGATCTCGCCTATTGTTTTCTCTATTGCTGGGTTTGATAAAATTGTAAAACTACTGAACAGCCCAGATCTTGCGTATTCTTGCAGGATCCCAAAGATTGCTCTCTCTTGTAGTTTAGCATCACCTATCAGCAGATCTACATCTGGCTTAATGTAGAAGATCTCAATGGCTCTGTCCTTTATCTGTTGTAGTATCGCTAGTGTGTAATTTGCCGAGAAAGATGAGCCGCAAACAAACACCTGAACCCTTTCCTGAACTGCTTGTATAGTCTTGTACGATGAAAGCTTGGGCGCGTTATCCTCACAATCCTCTGCTTTTGCCACTTTTGGCAGATTTCTTGTCCATTTGGTGTTCTCCTGACCTTCCGAGAACAAGAAACAATTATATTCCTTGTGGTCTTGGAATAAAGAAACCACATTACAGCCTGCTTCGCCTATGCCTATTAGCGAAATCATAACTTCAACTCCTTCAAATCTCCGTAGCTTTTGCCTGCCTTTACATTTACTCTAAACGATCCAAGTTTGTTGTTTTGGAACACCTCCTTTAATTCTGGTATTCTATGTCTATCTTCTTCATGAATGTCAAGTACAACTTCATCGTGAACAATAAAAGCAACTTTTGATTTTGTGTTCTCAAGGATCTTGTCAATCTCGACTGCCCTAGCGAGTGTAAGATCTGCTGTTGTACTTTGAATAATATAACTGAAAGCTCTTCTCTCTTCTACTGAGATCGTCCGCCTGAATGGTGTTACCACGCGATTACCATAAAAATAATTACCAAGAACACGATCCCTGCTGTAAACAGAATTTTTGAGAGAATTGTCGTTGTGGTTATAAAAAGAAGAAAAGAATCTGACTTTCGCTTCTTCCCGATCAATGGGGTGATCGCCATAAAGGTGTTTCATATTCCATTCGTGAATATCTTCTTGTGGCTGCTCAACACCTGAGAGTGCTAAGAAGGTTCTTACCTCTGCTCCGTTATAATCAAACGACACGAACCAGTCATTTGTTGGCTTGATTAGAGAACGAAATTTTGACTTCATTGTGAGAATAGGATTGCTTACTCTCTTGGTCGTGAGACGCCCTGTGACGGTTCCAAAAAGATTGTAGTCTACGTAATGCGACTTCTTTTTTACAAGCATCCTGATGTCTTCTCGGTCGCTCGTAGTGGTCATTAGGCGACGGCATCCATCCACGTTGATGTTCAATTTCTGGTATTTAATCTTGTGGAGAAGCTTATAAGTGCGATCAAGGTGAGCGTAGTTTTCAGGGCGAGAATAGTTCTCAAAAACGTGCTCTGTGATCTTGTTTCTGACCTCACAAAACTGAAGCAAGAAGTCACTTGGCACGAGATCAAAGAAGCAGTTATCGTGCAGGTTGATCTTGCCTATTGAAAGTGATAGAAGGTACGCCTTGAAGGTTTTTTGAAGCTCAGTAAGCTCATCTCTTAGTTCTTCTGGGCAGACCTCTTCTAATTTTTTGCCTCCACAATAGAGCCAAGCAAACTCAACATCGGGATCTTGAATAGATCCTGTGTATTTCCAAGTTCTTGTTAACCCATCAGGGATATGGTCGAAGTGCAGATTGCCATCAACGTAAACGCCGACACACTCTGACTTGTCGTCCAGTGTTTGGAAGATCATACATCCTCTCGTTTCTCTTGTTCTCTTATAAGATAACTCAGCGAGCCGCGATAGTCAAATGGTTGCGAGATAAATCTTTCAAAGGATCCTATCGCATAATTTACACCACTCGTCCTTGACAGATTTATGAAGTCTGTTATATTATGATCCTGTTCTGCTTTTGAATGTTTGTTTTCTTCTTCTATAAATCTAAACATACAATATAATTTAATAAAATAATCTTCATTATAAATATTATTAATATTATCTAATGTATATTCTGTTCTGTTTATAATTTTAGTTTTTCCACTACAACTATCATATTCAATATGTTTTGTTTTTACAATTTGATTATACATTTGTAATAATTGATTTTTAAATAAATTATAATAAGAAATGTGAGTTTGTTTGAATCCTATAAGCAAAAGAGACTCTGTTGAAGAAAATCCTTGGGGTTTCAATAAGTTCTCCACTACATCTTCATGTCCTATATCAAGAGTTATTCTCCAGGGAATTGATGCGTCCACCATAAAGCCAAAACTATTGCAAGCATTCAAGTAGTATTCAAAATTTCTACTATTCTTAAACAGATCAATTTTTTGCCGATCGTTTGTGTAGGTAAGGTCTGCGATCTCTATCGTCAATCCGCTTACAAGCGGAGAGCAGTGGCGACTTCTAATGAATCCTGTCTTGGTTATTGGGTGGGAGGGTCCGAGTGCCGTTATATACCCAATCAGATGATTGATGAAATCATCAAAACTCCTGATAATGATTTTGTCTTCATCCACCTTGCTTCTAATTGCTAAAACGATGTCACTTATATAAGAATTATATAGATTTTCTGGGCTTCTGTATCCATCATACGCTATGAGATTTGTTAAGTAATCATCATTTCTATCTATTTTGCCTATTTGTGCTGCTTTTTTGAATTGTCTTGAGAGTTCTTGAAAACCTTCTGCTACAAAATTTAAAACTCTAATTGAGTTTCTATTGGACGCATTATTAATATTTGAAAATGAGGCCATTATTTCATTTGGCTGTATAGTTACATAATTTCTGTTTACTCTACCGTACAGGTATTTTTCTCCAAAATTAAAATCAACTACATTTGAGTAAGTCTGAGAATACTGGATCATTTCGCCTCGGTAAATTACTGACTTGTCGAATAAATCTCGCGTCCCCTCTTCATTGGATTCTTTGTAAAAAATAGACATCAAATATCCCACCTAGCGCTTTGGTTAATAGTTTTTCTAGCAACACATTTTTGAACTTCGGAACCTTCTTTTTTTCTTTTTTTTGGACTTGACTTATCGGTGCTGTTACCCTCTTTGCTAGCAACCCAAGCAGCGTTTAGCGTAGTTGAGGCTTCGCCAGGACCGATCTTGTGTGTTGTTTTTGTGATCATGCAGTAGCCACCAATGCCAAAGCGTGTTAAGTCTTCTGTAGTGTTTGGAGAAAAGCCTTTTGGATCAACATAAATGTAGGTTCCTGGGAATGTCTGGACATTCAAAAACGAATCCACAGTAACATTATAAACTTCTCTTAACTGGGTTAAGCCATCAAATCCTTCCTGTTCAAATCTTACCTCTTTTAATCCTGGGGTGCTGGTCTTTTCAAGACTTATATTTTTAATAATTCCCTCGTCTCGTCCCAAAACATAATGAAAAATACCAGCATCTGAATCTTGTTCTACATTGCCAACAAAAGAATCTGACGGAGAGTTTCTGCCAATTGAGAAAACATAATAATTTATCATTCTTTCTATGGACAATTCAGATATGGGAGCGCCGCGCTTGCCATTTAACAGCAGTATTGGTTCACCCTCTTTTCTGGCTCTCTTATTAAAGACCGCTTGGTAAGTAATGTCATCTATCGGTGCCCTTCCTGACTTCCATTCGCCGACTTTGTTGATTTTTCTATTATAGGCAACAACACTCGTGCTATTTACATGTAGTTTCTGGGCGTTGTTAACACGACCACAACTTTCAGAGTTTAAAAAGTTAGTAACCAAATCATTACACAAATCTTTAATAAACTTTGAAATAGGGTAGTTTATTATTTCCTTAGAAATAACTTTTTTAGACAAAAATTCAAAGAAATAATTTAGTGAAACAGGGATATCACCTAGGGTTGTAAAAGTAGAAGAAAAGTTTCGTGCTGGTGAGTAAATTTCTGCTGGTCCAAGTACAACTCGCATCTGTTGAAATTGTTGTAAAGAGTTTTTTATTGATTTTTGTGCTTCGTTAATAAATTGTTTAAAATCTTTGTTTGATGCATTTGTAAATTTTCCTGTATTTACCACTTCTTTGTAATATTCTGAGTCTTTTAAGTTTGTTGCTATGTTAAGTTCTCTCTCTATCAATTCCATGGCAACTGCCACTATGTCTTGAATATAAAAGTATGGAGTTGAGTTGTTGTCTTGAGACACAGCAACAGCGCTCAGTAGTTGTTGCGCTGTGGTTCCATCTGGCTCTTTATTTTGAGCAAGAATTTTTTTAATTTCACTTACCTGTGTGGCACTGAGTCCCGCATTTGAATATGGCTTGGGGAATTGTACGCTGCTGTCTGTAGGATCATTTAATAACTTTATAACGTCCTTGTATGATAGATTTAAATAATAGATTTTATCTTTGGCAGCCAACTCTGAGACTAAATCGGAATACGCTCTTAAATTCAATTTTTGAACAAACTTTTCATCAAACTTAAGCAACTCTGTTAATTCCTCACTTTTATCTCCGCAAGATTGTTTTTTTACAAAATTAAAAATTGCTTCTCTGACTATTTTTTCTTTGGTAAGAGAGGCGAAGATGTTAAACTGAGACTGGGCAAAAGCATCTTCAATGTATGCAAGGTATTCAATATCAAAATTGACGGCGCCTGTTTCATCAAAATCAAATGTGTGAATTGTGGGTGTAAGATAGATGGTTATATAAGAATTATAGATTGCCTTTTTTTGTCCTGGCTTTAAGCCAACAAAGGTATCTCTTGGGACATTCCAGCCAACAACTGCCTTAAGTCTAAAATTTAGTTTTTCAGCGTTCTCTTTCTGAATTTGCGTTAGATCTGGTAGTCTGCTCTTTGCCACAGGTCCAGTTTTTAAAGCGAGATCGGCATATCTAAATCCGTTTCGTTCTTTTAATATATCATCAAAGGTGGAGGCGAACATGCTCAATTTTGCCGTTATTGCTTTTTTGGCTGAAAACGGATCGGTTCCTTCGTAAGAAAACGTAAAGTCTTTTAGTCCGACGCCGTAGCCTCTTTGTCTCTGCAATGCGCCGCTAGCAATACCCAAGTCGTTTGTTATGTTTGTGTCAAAAGTTATCGCTGTTTCCACATCTTTTCCATTTTCATCTCTCACTACCTTATATAAACGAATGTAGGGCATAAGTTGGGAGACTAATTCTGGTCTTAGTTTGAACAATTCCCTTTGGCTTGGATCTGTTACGAGGCTATTGGTGAAAGCAAAAGGGTTTCCGCCTATTTTTATTGGATGATTGGTGGCTCTATTGACATAAGGATAAGATTTGTTTTTTTGTGATTCCTCCAATAGTTCTTTTATAAAAGTTAAAAGAAGACACTGCTCGGAGTATGCCAAGTTGTCTCCTGCGAAAGACTCAATTGTATCTACAAGACCTTCTTGCAGGGCGCGGAGTTTTTTGAGTCTTTCGCGCGCCTTTAGGGCATCATCCATGCTGCTGGCACTAGCCCCACCGGAGGACAACTGGACATCACCAGCCATGTCCACTTCCGGAGAGATACTTTCTCTCTCTGCCCGCTCAATTTCTCTCTCAAGAGCATCATTAAATAATTTGACAACACCCCGCTTAACATGCTCATAAATGTCATCTGGGCAGATCCTTATAGCAGAACTTGCGGCTGTAATTATGGCATTTGTGACTGTCATTGCTGAAGCCCTGAAGCCAGAAATCCTGACGCCTTCTTCAGAGTATGAACTCATTGAAAAATCATATGATTCAAACAGGGCATCGACTTGTGTACCAAATTCTGATTGATTGAGTTTTTTATAGTCTGTGTTTAGTAACGTAACAAGATCTACGATGGGTTGTGTTGGATCTCCAATGTCAGAACTAAAAATACTACCTTTGACTTCTACCATATGCTTTTGTAGTTTTGTCCTATCGGCGCCGACATAGTTTCTAGTATCTATTTTTTCTAATTTTTCCCTATCATCAACAAACGGGTCAACACCGTCTTTGCTATAATTGTAGATTACACTCCAATCTGGTTTGTTTTCAAATGTCGCTTTGTCAAGACCAAGTAGATCCAGATCGTATTGCGCGACAAGAAAAGACCACTCCTTTTCAGAATAAATCGTATTATAAACACTCTCCAATTGAGACTCATAAGTTTCTTTAAATGTCTCAAGATCACCAAGAGGTTGATCTATATTAAAACACCATTCTTCTGCCATCTTAGACCCCCAGCACTTCTAGCGCAGCAGGAAGGTCTAAAGGTATGTCAAGGTAATCGCCTGTCTTGATGTGACCTTCGGTTGGATAACCATTCCACCAAGCGATAACCCACCAAAAGTCTACATCACCATAATACTGGTGTGCTAACTTATAGAAACGATCTCCAACAGTCCATAGATGACCTGTGGTTGGGGTGCCTGCTCTCTCGGATACAGTGGGGTGTCGCATAGTAGGCGTTGTGTAATGCCTTATGCTTTTCTTGCCTCTCTTGCCCACAAGGTCTTTGTAGTGGTCTATGTTGTTGTCTACTATTCTTTCGTTGTTTCTTACGTTAGCCATTTGTTAATCCTATGTTATATCAGAGAACAAAATATATTCAATTTTGGCATCAATAGTTCTTTCTTTTGCAGTATCATAATTTTGTTGTGCTTCTAATCTTGCCTCGTTTCTTCTTTTTTGTTGTTTTTTGGTTATATGCATACGATTCATCTTACTTTGTGTTTTTTGAAGCTTTGCTTTTGCCAAGTCTTCTCTTTGTTGTGCGCTATCTTTAGCTTGCCTTGTTTCTTCTAAGGTTTTCTGCTTTCCTCTTTCGCTTGGAGGCACACCTTGAGAGACCCTATCTTCCCCTGGTTTTAAAAAAACACCATAAGGAAATGAGGGTGTATTATTTGCTTCGCCCTCAAATCCAATGGTCTCTTCGTGTATCGGAGTAAAACTAACATTTATTTCTATTAATTTTGGAAGTATTGTATTATGAACTGCGGTTGGCTGTCCCCCCGCTTCGTCTATTTTTGAAAATGCGCCTTCGCTTTCAAGTCCATGGTTTACAGTGCAAGAGGTTATCGCACCAAGGATACCTTGATTTGGCGCTGCTGTTGATTTGTAATCAGAATAAAACTGTTCATAAGAACGACGCCCATGTATGTCTCTGCCTACACCACTAACTCCCCGTTCTGATGGACCCAAGGTATAGGCTAGGTCTGTTTCAACTTTGCTCAACAAGTTCATAACTTTTAAGCGAACAAGCGGAGCCTCTGAAAGAGTCAGGGCGTTGGAGACGCTTGCATAACTAGGATAAAGCATTTGGATAAGTTTTCCTGCTCTGCCAAGGTTTTCAAACGCCTCACTCTCAGATGCTGCAGGGACCTTAAAAGCAAGCGTGATGCTTCTACTGGTTCCCTTATACTGTTGTATTGGGTCAGTTCTGCCAAAGACCTCAACCGCATTAAAGTTTGGAGAATACGTATCGCTAAACGCTGTGATAAAAGCCTTGAAGAAAATAGACTCTTTGTTACGTATGTTTTGAAAAGAGATAACCTGATCTCGCTGGTTTGCGAGAGCGTCAGAACCATCGAGAAGTGTGTTGTCTTCTGGGTTGTACTTTCTTATGTCAAATTCAAGAGCCATTTTAGATTACCGCCTTTCTTGCTGCTCTGCCAATAGAGTTTTCGACCTCGACATCAAAAAAGTCTTTGAATTTCTTATTGGCAAAGTTGATGTTAACTTTGGTATCGCTGCTATTTCCGCTATAGTTGTTGTTTGTCTCTCGCGTGACTTCTCTCATTGTTTCTTTTTGTGCGGTGATTAGGTTGCCGGAAGCATTGGCTGCTATCTGCGCGCCAGTACCAACACCCGCCAGTCCATCGCCGGTCATCTTTGTGCCCACGAGTATGCTTTTGTCACCTGTAAACATCTCACCACCAAGTTCTCCCATTTCACCTATGAGCTTGCTGATGGGGCTGCCGGCAAAGGCTGCCATTTCTGCTATAAATGCAAATCCATCTCCTATTTTGTGAAGACCTTCAAGGAAAGAAGAGGCGAAAGGTTTTTCGAACAGGAGGTAAGCCATGGATGCAAAGGCAGCGATTGCTGCCCCTATTGCTACCGCTGTAGCAGTCACGGGAAGCGTAGCTGCAAAAAAAGCCGCACCAAGAAATGTGAGTGCCATCGCCAAGCCTGTAACTACCGCTAACGCAACTTTCATACCGAAGACAACGTCATCTATATTTTCCATCATCCAATCAGACAAAGAAGTCAGCATTTCCACCACTGGTTCTATTACTGGTATAAGAGCCATCATGAGGGTATTAAGTTTTTCTTGAAAACTCTGTGTCTTTGCTGCTTTCTCAGCCATGTCGGCATACTGATCTGATGTTTTGCCTATGTTTCCTGCAAGAGAATCCATGTTCCCAGACATAAGTGCAGCCAGTTCTGCCTCGCCCTCAAGACCTGCTGATTCGGCAAAGAATTTTCTTTGATAATACGACATTTCATCAAAAGATAGCCCAGCATCAAGTATGGAGTCCCTTATCATCTTGAACCTTTCTACTGGATCTGTCGCAGTAACTAACTCCATCGCATTAACAAAGTTGCCACCAAGGGCAGCATTCAATTTGCCGGCTGCTGTGGCAGCGCCTTCAAAAGTATCAAACTGTCCTGTAATACTCATAAGCCTGCCCACTTCAATTCCTGTTACCTTTGCAGCAACAGCCAAGTCTTTGAATGCCCGAACACCATCAGAGCCAAACTTAGCCAGTTGTGGTCCTGCTTCGGCAAAGTCAGAAGCCATTTTTGATGGCGCAACGCCTATGTCCATACCAAGGGCAGCGATCTCTCTTTGTGTGGCAGCGGCTTGCACACCAGTTTGTCCCATAGCCTTGATTGCTATTTGTGATCCACGAGCAAAGTCTTCGTTGCTGACGCCGAGTTTTGAAAGAGCGACTGCGTTCTTCGTTATTTCTTCTCGTGCTCCAGCAGACATTATTGTGAAGTCAGAAACTCCTGTAAACAAAGCCTGAAATGATTCACCAGCCTCTTTTGCTGATGCTCCAAACCTTCGCACGTCTTCGGTAACTTCATTAAGCGAACTAGCAAACTCTCTTGATGCGCCGGTTGCCTTCATAAAGGCACTTTGGGCATCCATCACTTCTATTGCTAGTTTAAATATCTTTTTCCAAACTGCTGCGGCAATACCAACTGCTATAAATGCTCCAGCCAAGCCGGTGAGTGCTGCCATGGCGCCGCCCCCACCAGTCGTCCCTGCTTGTTTTACCAAATCAAACAAACTACCTTCAAGTTTTTTAATCATCCCGCCTGCTTCTTTGCCGTAACCACCGGCACGAATCAAGCCTTTGCCAATATTTGTTAATCCACCAACTATATTACCACTTAACAAACTACCAAAACCAGATTTTAGTTCATCAACAGCCGTTTTTGTTTGCTTAAGCCCTTCTTTTAAGCCTTCTATCTTTTTTATTTGTTTTTCTATTTGCTCAGCAACATCTTCACCTTGTCTTTTTTGCTCTTTTAGAAGTTCTAGTTGTTTTTGTTCCGCTTCTATCGCTTTTTCTGCTGCTGTCACTCTGTCGGCGGCTCTCTTGCTCGCTTCTTCCGCCTCTTCTTTGGCGGCTTTTATTGAATCAGTCAAAAATTTATATTTTTGTATCTGTTTATCGACGGCGCGCTCGGTCATTTGCGCGAGGTTTTTTTGTGAGTCACCCAATTCCTTGAACTGTTTTACCAGTTCTTTCATCGCGCCCTCAGACATTCCCTTAAGTCGTGCTCTAATCTCTTCAACAGAAGCGCCGGCTTCTATTAAATTTTTTAATTCCTCGGTTGTGATCGCCATAAAGATACCTCACCAATAAATAGGTCTTGGACAAAAAAGAAAAGCGCCCCAAAGAGCGCTTATTTTAGAAGGTTTTTGGCATTGTTGGCTGGTTAAAGGGTGTTAGTTCTTGAGACTTGCCACCGCCCTTGGAAGCATTTTTAACTGATTCTGCTTCCATCTCAAGTTGTTTGATGGTGCGCTTAACAAACCAGTTTCTAAGCCCTACAGGCAGGCTATACGCTTCAGCAAAACTCCACCCACCCGAATACTTTAGAAAGAAAATCTGTTCGTACAGACCCTCGTTGTATTCATCGGTCAGGCCAAAAAAAGTCCGCTGTCAACGGCACCTCCATTTCCTGCTCATGACCGCATTCGGTACAGGAAAATTCTTGGGTTAGATCGATGTTTGGGGTAGCTTTTTTAATAGCCATACGAAGATGACGAGAATCAAATGAAGGCAAGTTTTGCGATACATATTGTATCGCCTGTGTAGAACTATCCCCATTTACACTCACAATAATTCTTTCAAGCTGCTGCGTAACCAAATTATTTGATTTTGCCAAAGTGGTAACGGCGCCCTCATCTCTGCCTGTAAGCAATCTGGCAACAACTTCAACTTCTGTTTTCGGGAGAATACAGGTGATTGTTCCATCACTATTATCAGTGACTCCCAAATCTTCTCTCGCAACTCCGTGAATAAGATTCGCAGAATTCAAATCAAAAGAGTAATTCTGTTTAGCACCACAAGCAGGGCACTGCACGTTTGTTTCATAATCGTTACCATAACCAGAAACTCTGGCAGCAATAACAATAGCGTTTCGATCTCCTGTTAACAACGATGAAGGATCGATTCCTCTGTTGACTATTAGACTCTGAATTAGTCTATCAATGGCAACGCCCTTTTTAAGAAGAGATCTTGAAGTAAGAATGTCTTCTTCTTTGGCAGTCATCTGCTTGATTTCGATAGAAGTCTGGTTATGCAGAGGATGACCTTGTGCATAAAAGCGACCCTGTGAAGGAAGGTCCACAAACTCTGTTGGAACCACAAATGAAAAGCCACCGCCATTGTCTGTTGGGGGGCTTGTGTCGTGCTGGACTGTGTTTCCAACACGATTCTTGTTTCTTGACAATTTACACCTCGCGTTTTATATTGTCTAAATTATACCTTGAAGAACTCTCGACCGCCGCCACTTACTGCTGAAGAGTCTGTGGTAGTCTCTACTCTTGCCCAGTCGTACTTGAGGGTCACAGAGACTTCGGTAAGTTCATCATCACCGTAAGAGAGTGAATCGCCAAACTTAACATCTTCAACAAAAGAGTTCCAAAGAGTCCAAGTTTCAAGCGGATTGCCGTCTGAGTCAATCTGGGTGATAGTAACGATACCGAGAGCACCTGCTGCCTTTGCCTTGGAAATAGTACCAAGAGACGTAGTGTCGGTTGGTGGAGAGTAGCCACTCTGAACAAGAATGTCAGCGAATGTAGCAGTCATGTCTGGCTCAACCGGATCGACCATGGTAATGGAAATTGGATTCCAAGTAACCGAGCCTGGGTAATAGAAGGTATGGTTAAGATACTTGTGTTCTGCGCTGGCTACAGCGAATGAAGGCTTCTGTGCAGACTTGGCATACCAAGCAAGAGCACCACCGGGGGTAGCGTTGATACCGTTAAATTCAACGATAAATCTAAAGTTACGTTTTGGATCTTTGAGGGTAGTGTCCTCACCAAAGTTAGTTGACCAGAATGGCATTTGTTAGGTTCTCCTGTAATTCATAAGTAAGTAGTGGGCGGGGGCAAAAGCCCCCAGGTTATCAGTCGTCAAATGATGCGCCGGTAGAAGCAACAATGAAGTCGATAGCGATGTACTCAATTGCTCTTGCGGGCTTAATCATAATCTTTGCGTAAACAACATTCTGGTCGATAAGGTCAGGTGTTGTGGTACTCTCGTCTAGGATGAGTTTGTAATCGGTGATGCCGAAATCAACCTTGACATTTGCAAGGAATGGCTCGATTAGGTTCTTGAAACGACTCCAAGTTGCTTGTACGTTCTGTTCAAAAAGAATCTGAGTGGAAAGTATGGAAATCTGCTTCTTAAGGAAGATAACCAAACGACGAACATTGATTCTATCAAGTGCAGATGGGCGCTCTTGTAGAGTCTTCTGCCCGAAGACAACAATACCAGTGCTTGGGAAACTAGCGATTGGGTTAATGCGAGCTTCGTAAAGAACGTCGCGCTCCTTGGAAGTCAGCCTGCGTGATACTCCGGTGACAGGAATGCCTGCGGCACCGTCTGAGAGCCCACCGCGATTGAAGCCTGCGGGCGCAAACCAAATCTTTGAGCTACGCTCGGAAGATGCAAGGACACCCATCATTGCAACAGTGGGAGGAACCCAGAGAGCCTGACCAGTACCTTCGTCTACGGTCTGTACCCAGGGGTAGAAAGTGGCACCGTATGATGAATCAATTTGGCGCTGGCGAAGATTATTAGCTGCCTGTGTTGGGTTATCACCTTGTCTATTTGCCGCGTTCGACTGATATGCTTCAGAATTTGGCTTATAAACATCTGGAAGGTCAATAAGCGCTAGTGCGTCGGCACGATCTTGACAAACATTGACCATGTGGGTAGTTAAGCCATCCTTTGTTAAGCCTGGAACAGCAAGAAGGTTCATGTCTACGAACTCTGGGTCTGCTACGGTATCGATGGCACGCTTGTAAGTGTTGTAAGCGTAGTTTGTTTTATCAGTCACACTTCCTCCAGCCATGCCAGTGTTGTAAAGGGGATCTGGCTTAGTGATGTCGAAGCCATCGAAGCCACCCCAGAGAGGCATAGTGAAGCGATCGTAGCCTTCGTCAATGAGATCCTTGTACGACCCACTCGTTTTAGAAGTTTCCGCAACACGAGAGCCAGAAGAGTAGAAAGCTCCAGTCGTGTTCACAATGATATCATCCATTGTGAAAATGTAGGAACTACCAACCGTGCCAGTACCATCAGTATCAGACCAGTTGCTCGCAAGCCATAGTCTATGATAATCTTTTACGGACATGTCGCCACGGGTGCTATCACGAGTTCGGGTTGTTTGCATACCAAAGTATGCGTTAGTCTGATCGGACATTCCACCATCTGAAGCAGAATGACGAAGGCGAACAACTGGCCAAGCAAGAGAGCCTGTAAAGTTTCCTCCTGCGCCGCTAACGAAAAAGCTATTGGCTCCCCCATATACATCCGATGAATCAATGTATTTGTTGGTTACTGATGCGTCCAAGGCAGAACCACTCCAGTTAGTTATAGATGAGAAGTTAGGAGGACCGTAGTAACCAAACGGAATAGATGACGGGTTACCAGCATTTACTTCGCTTACATATACAAACTTTGATTGATTGGGGTAATCACCGTATAGGCGCAATCTTCTTTCTGATTCAACCCAGGAGTAATACTGGTTTCCGATAGCCTTTTCAATGTATTTTGGCGAGGTAGGATCCATAGTTAGTCCATCAAATCTCTCCAGAACAACAGGGCTGCTGTCGGTATCGGTAAGAGATCGAAGAACTACAGAGAAAGTGCCGTACTCTGTGGAAGTGGTAGAGGAATAGCGAATCTTCTCAATAGAGACCTTCACATTTTTGTGTAGCCATTCTCCGTGTCCTCGACCCTTTAGCTTAAAAAGCTTATCTACTGCGGTTGCTACAAAGGAGCCAGGATCTCCCTGGTCTTGTCCAACAACCCAGCCAGTCTGGGCTTCCTCTGTAGAGCGCTGCATCTTGTGGGGACCAGTAGTTCCGTTGCTGATTGCCTGAATGACTCCAAACATCTTGCTTCCGACGAGACTTGTGGAACTACCGGTAAGAGAACTAACTGCTCCATCTCTAACTTCTTGTTCAAATGTTTCTCCAAGCCAGTAGTTTCTTTCAAGATTGGAGGCATAAAAGTCTCCTCCCGCAACTAACTGTGGGTTTGTGTTGAAAACTTTTCTAATGAATCTTTCACTTGAATCATCAAAGTTGAAAGTAAAGGTCTTGTTTGAATCATCAGACGCCACAGCACCTTCGATGAATACTGTAAACTTCCCTTCAGAATCACTTTCAATAACTTTACCAACACCCTGCGCTTTTGTAGTAGTTCTAGCTAGACTGCCGCTAAGCTGGACAGATGCATCTTCGTCAATATACCAAACTGCTGCTAAGACACCAGTTCCCAAATCTGACGCTCCGGTGCCTCCGATGCCTCCAGAGCTTGATGGAAAAACCCAAAGACCAAATGCACCGCCGTTAGTAGCAATGGCGTCGCTCGGGCTCTCGGTAGTTTTCCAACCAGCAACACCAGCAGCGGTTTTGTTATCATTTTCCACACCAAGAAGTCTTACGTAAGTCACAGGTGCGACTGAAGCGTTAAGGAATGCCTTGGCAGCGTAGGTGCCATACATTGGCGACTGGTAGTTACCGTCGCGATAAATATCGCCGCCCGCATTACCAGGGACGGTATCTCCATACATGGTCAGGAAGTCAGAAAATGACTCAATCTTGACAGGTTGCATTCCAAGTCCACGGACGGAGCGACCAATGACTACTGGTCCAATCGCGTCTGGGCGGCGGGGTCTGAATGAGTTATCAATCTCGTTGATAAACACGCCAGGAGATACAAATTTAAAACTTTTTACGGGCATTAGGGGTTCCTCTCTTTATAAAACAGTGCCATACAGCACTTTTAATCTCATTGTAAATAGTAGGAGTGCGCCCAAAGAGACTTCAGGATATGTCTAGTCTATAAAAAAGTCATCGTTGTCTACTGGAACCACTGTTTCTCTTGGAAAAACAACTTCTACCGCATTCTCTTCTTTCCTTATTATAGGTCGGTCATCGTTGTTTCCTTCACCTATAAGGTAACCAATAACTTTTATGCTAATCTCACTTGTAAACTGTCGCTCGTCTTCTCCAAGGCTTGCAATATTGTTGGAGTGGGCGAAGCCTTGGTCGATAAATGCTTCGTAAAGGTGACCGTTTCTGCGCATTACAAAAGAGTTTATTTGTCCTGTTCTTGTCATAAACGGCTGAGTGAGATCATTCATCTGTTGTTGGTACTCTGTCTTGACAACTATTTTATAATCAACGTTTATATAAATTGGGATTGGTATTGTGAGAGTTTCAATGACAATCTTTTTGTTTACTCTCGGGAAGTATTTTTGCCTATCGCCGGAACTGTTTGTACGTGTGTTGCCAACAACTGCAAAGTTTCTTGTTTTGTCCTGTTTGATTCTCTTGGCAATAACCATTCTTCCTGTGCGTCCGTCTCTTTTATCCGAGTAAAGGTGTGCCTGAAACCCGCCTTTTCTGGCAGGATCTTTAACGATGCCGGTTCTCTCTATTGAAACAACTGGGAGAGTTATGACTCCACCACCATCATCGATAGGGTGTCTTAAATCATGGTTCTTTTTGATCTGAAATGCTCTTTCGGGAGTCTGCCATAGAACAGGGACTCTCTTATTTCCTTCGTTAGTTAAGGTTGAAAGTTCAAGATCTTCTTTTAGCCAAGACATCATAGCGTAATCGATGTCTTCTATGCTGGAGCCAAGCATACCTAATTCTTTCAGGGTAAACTCGCCTCTATCTTCTGGCAGTTGTGCGAAATCAAAGTTTTTAGGTAGCATCGAATAATCCCTTGCGTGCCCTTTTGCAAATAGCAGAGGTCTCAAATGTATTATTTACTTGACCAAACAGCTTTCGAGAAGAAGATAATTTCATAATTTCGTAGTATCTCTCGCCGTAAAGAACGAAGTCGCCTTCACGAACGAATAGGTTCTGATCTTCTGTGAGTCTGCGCTTGTGAAAGTGAACAGTGATCTGCGAAGTGCTGTCTAATCCAACAGAGTCAAGGTATGAAGAGCCTTCATCATCAAACATCACAAGAGCATAAACTCTTATCGGAGGAAGATAAGTTTTTTCTACTGCCTCACCGTATAGTTCGTGGAAGTCTGTTGCATCCATGTCAATTGGGTAGTATAGGATCTGTTGTCCAATAACTTTTTCAATAAGCTCATCATTAACCTGCTTAACAAGATCTCTTTCTTTCTTACCAAGAAAGAGTGGAGGTGGAGGTGATGCTGGTCTGGACCATTCGTTATCTGACATTCATTTATCCTACAAAGATAGGCAGCGGAGAGCGACGAAGAGTTTCTTCTGCTGCCGTGACCTTCTCTTGATCTTTCTTAGCTAGTTCTGTGTATTCAATCTCTTTCAACATATCAGTTAGCTTCTGACGGAGATCGTCTTTTTCTTTTTGAGCCTCGGATAGAAGTGAAGAATAGTTTAAGGTGACGGACTCGCCTGGGATTGGGACAGTCTGGAACTTGCCACGAATTTGCCCAAGCATTTCCTTGCAGAGTGCGAGAGCATAGTTGCGAATCCACTGTTTGCCCATTGAGTTGATGTTGATGTATGGAATGTTATCAAAAGGAAGAGTGTTTATGTTGTTGACACCTCTGACTCCTGTATTGGTATCCCCATCTTCACCCCAAGAGTTGTCTGCTATTCTAAAGCGGAACCAAACACGGTTCATATAACTAGCAAAGCCATCCTCTCCGCGAGGCGTTGGATACAAGCGCAGCTTGTTGTCTATAATCTCAAATGAATAATGAGAGGTTCTTGTGTAAAGCGAATCTTCATACATGATTGCTTGTAATTTATTTTGCCAAGTTGGGATTATTTCAAATGTTGAATCATCGGAGTATTGACCATAGGTGGAATAGTTTCCAACCACTCCCATGCCGCCGCCGTAGTAGCCATAGAAGCGCCACATCGAAACTGGGGAGCGGTAATAAACTTTATCTATGATGATGCGTGAATCACCAATTTTTCCTGCATACGGAACTGCACCGCCTGAATCATCTAAACCTGTATCTGAAGCTGCTGACACAATAGTTTGAAGGTCATAGTCTTGTTGGTTCCTGACAGTCGTAAACGATGCAGAATAAATACGAGTTGTGCCGCCGACACCTGCCATTGTTGAAACGCCATCACCAATCTTGTTGGCATACGACAGCATGACTTTTGGATACTGAAGGCTTGCGCTAGATGGTCCGCTGATAGTCTCACCTTTATGATCAAAGGTGCCAGTTAGTTTGCCTAGTGCATCTGATAATACATTCTTTCCTTGATGCATGTTGATGATGTATGAGTATTCTAGGACTGCCTCTTCATAGGCAGCATAGACATTGGCATTTGTAAGCTCAATATCAACAACATCTCCACCAAGCCTCTTGTACACAAAATTTACTTGCAGTGCTGCACCAGTCAAAAACTTTTCTGAACTGCTGTAAACTCCAAATGGAACTGCTGTGGCTACGTCAGAGGCAGACCCGGTTGATGATAAGATTATCGCACTGGTTTCTGAAAGTGGTTGTAAGTTTGTGGGCATTCATGGAGCCTCCTGTTCGTAGTAAATAGTGAAAGGATAAACAAAAACCCCCTCATCTTGTTAGATGAGGGGGCAACAAACATTAGTTTGAATTACTCAGACTTAGCAGCCTTTTTTCTAGTGGTCTTCGCACGAGGCTTGGCGGACGCCTTCTTCTTTGCGGGAGCCTTGGCAGGTGCTTTGGGGGCACTTGCCGATCGGTTCTGCCTTCTATCTAAACTTACTTTTAAAAAATTCATTTTAATTTATCCTATATATCAAACAGTTGAGTACGCGATTGCGGCGTTTCCAGTGCCAAGAGGCTCGGCAGTAATTTCAAAGTACCACTCACCGGCAGCCACACAAGTAAATATGGCTCTGGAACCGATACCCCAAGCTGAGTTAGTACCAGCGCCAGTAATAACAATACGATTATTGGCATCTGCTGGGCGGTCGGGTGCTAGAACTCTACTTGAGCTATAGCCCAACGCGAATGAGTTAGTGCAAAAAGTGTTGCCGGTGTTGGCGTTGATGGTAAGCACACCGCTGGCAACCAAGTCAGCACCCTGAATAATTTCAATCTGCACGCCAACGTCTGCTGCTAGCATATTTGTTGGTAAGTTTAGGGTCTTTGCTGCGCCATCAAGCAAACAAACAAATCTCTTTCCGTGGTCCGCTCTGACAAAGTTAACTGTGGCGGTGTCGTCCGCTAGGTTAGCACCGGCGGTTGTGTGCTGAGTTGCAAGCCTGCTCTGAGCCAAACCAGTAAGACTGGCACCATCCATAGCCAGTTCTCTCTTTAGATTTTCAAACAAGGTCTCAATTCTGCCGAGACCAATTCTTCTACTTCCCATAATATTTTCTCCTTTATGATTATATTATTGCAATAACTTGTCCTATCCAATGAATTATTACCAGCCACCTCGGTAATAAAACTTTCTAAGGGCAGTGGCCTCGCCCAGAGGAGAATATTTCAAGTTGTTGTAAATAGTATCTCTAAAAGCAAAAACCCCCTACCGAAGTAGGGGGCGTAGGTTGAGTAAGTTGTCTTACTTATCAGGAAGTAGCGCCAGACTCGCCAAGGAGACCACGAACGATGACTAGACCGTACATATCTGGGCGAACCATCTTCTTCGCGTAGCGGGTCATAACACCCTTGCGCGGCACGAAGTCTTCAGGTCCGAAGATTGTGGGAGTAGTCTGTAGTGGCACGTAAGGTGCGTAG